GTTCAAAGTTGCGCTCCGACTGAGGCAGCGAGGCAACGTCATAGGTTTCGTCTAAAAGCATTTCACTTCCTTGTGATAGTAAAACTAGGGCGTCCCGGTTTGGCAGTAATCGCTGCCGCAAACGGTTTGGTGATTGACTCGTCTGTGGCTTTCCAGACGGTCATATTGATCTCGGGTTTCCAGCGGAACACCGTGGACAAATGCTCTTCACTACCCGTCTCATGGGCGATGACCAGCAGTTTGTCAGCGTTGACCGTCCGATTAACCCGACCTTCAATCTTAATTGCAAAAGGTGACCCGACTTGCACTACGTTCTCGGTCCCCTCAAACGTCTCTGGAAAATTGACCTTCTTGGCAATCTCGTCCTCAATATCGCGCCGTTTCTCAACGGCCACCTTCTCGGCTTCCTTGTAGCCAATCCAACGCTCGGCCAGTTCGTCAAGCGTAATGTCGTCAAACACTCTCATGCCACACCTCCAATTTTTTTGATAATGTCCCCAAGATCGGCGTCTTCCCACACTTCCAGCTTGCCGCTGCGGTCCTTGGCAAGCCATAACCCATCGCCATCGGTCATCAAAGCGCGGCGGGTCATCCCTTCGGCATCCTTCTCCACCCGCAAAGCCAGCACCTCGTCAAAGAAGTAGGGCAGCGACTGGCCGGTCTTGTTACCCGGCATTGAGGGCGCATACAAAACTCGACCCATCTCATCCTGAGTCTTTTCCAATTTTGCCGACATATAAACGTGCTTACCGGGCAAGTCACGAAAGCCTCGAATGATGTCGGCCATTTGCTCCTGCATGGCGCCATACGCCGCCCTCGGATCTTTGTTGATCTTCTTCTCCGCGTTCAGCACCACCTCGGCTATTTCCGAGATGCTGTCCAGAGCCACCGACTCAAACTCTGCCGCTTCGGCGCTAGTGGTCAGCCACTTGTAAGCCTCCCTAAGATCATCCATGCTCGTGATCTCAATGAACGGCAAGTTAGTATCTGCAATCGATAGCAAACCGCCTTCGGCACTCAAAATTACCGGCGTTGGTAAGGTTGGGATAAGACTGGTCTTGCCAGCACCTGCTTGACCGTAGACCAGAAGCTTTACAGCTTGCGCGGTGGCTTCTTTCGTCCTCTTCAATGAAATTGCCATCAGATGCCTCCACTTAATGCAAGAAACAAGACGATGGCAGCAGATGCGCCGACCGCAATTGACGCTAGCACAATGACCCAAGGCGGGTCTTCTTTAGGTTCAAACTTCATGGTTACTCCTTAAGTAAAATAGCGGCGTTGTACAGACCACGGCGAGGATTATTCGCCACCACCTTGCGATGGCCGTTGACCTGCCCACCAAAGGTGAGCGTGTCAATCGACCGAAAGGTTTCCCCTTCCGTTATCAATAATTTGCCGTTAGGAAACAGCTTCACCCCCCCTTCGCTTGTGGCGGGCAATTTGTTGACATAGGAGACCTTGTCGGCCTCCTTCATCAAGCCGGTCCAATCTCCTGCTTCGTAGCAGGTCTGAAGTGCTTCGTTGACGAATTTCATAACATCACTATCCTTGGTTGTTGCTGCACCGTCCGGCCATCGGTTCGTGCAGTTGTTGCTACTTTACCCGTTTAACTTTAGAGTGTCAACACAAAGTTTCAACCAAGGTGGAAAAAAAGTGACAACGAACGAGGCGATACAATTTTTTGGGAGCTTGAAGAAGCTTGCCGATGCGCTTGGGGTCTGGCCCCAGGTCATCTACAGGTGGGGTGAACGCCCACCGATGGCCCGTCAATACGAGATCGAAGTTAAGACTGAGGGCAGACTACGTGCAGATCATGAACAAGATTGACGCGGCGCTTTTGTATGCAAGCTGGGGCTGGCGAGTCCTACCTGTAGTGCCAAACGGCAAGGTTCCGGCTACCGCCCACGGGGTTAACGATGCAACCACAGAGCCAGACCAGATCCGGCGCTGGTGGGGTCAAAACCCCAACTTGAACGTCGGCATTGCTTGCGGCAGCGCTAGCGGGATCGTGGTGTTTGACATTGACCCACGCAATGGCGGCGACGCCAATTGGTCCGAATGGTTAGACCAGCACGGCCAGATCCCAGACGGCGTAATGGCAATGACCGCAGGTGGCGGGCAACACTACGTTGCCAAGCACGTTGACGGCATCCGATCCTGCAAGCTGGCGGATGGGATAGACCTGCTGGCCGATGGCAGGTATTTCATCGTTTACCCGTCCACAATCGAGAGCCGCGCTTACGAGTGGGAAGCATCTAGCGATCCGTTGGACGGTATCGCACCAACCGAAATACCAACCCATTGGTTGCCGCTGCTAGGCCAACGCAAGGTAGCGCCCACAACCAACGGCGACTTAATCCAAGGTAATCGTAACGACGGCCTGACTAGTCTGGCCGGTGCGATGCGCTCGTTTGGGATGACCGAAGCCGAAATCCTGGCCGCGATTAGTGTTGCAAACGAGACACGCTGCGAGATCCCATTACCATCGAGCGAGATTAAGCAGATCGCAAGGTCAGTCACGCGGTACGAACCAGACGCAGACGTTGCGGCCAGTAACGCGCTCGGTTCTGCGGCCCTTGACACGCTTTTCACCCAAGAGGAGACACGAGACTACTTCCTGACCCGTGCGACGAGCTTCTTGGGCCAGCCAAGCCCCGTGCCGTGGATTGTGAAGGGGTGGCTTCCGGCATACGCGACGACGATGATGTATGGCGAGTCGGGAGTTGGTAAGACGTTCGTTGCATTGGACATTGCCTGTTGCATTGCGAGCGGCATACCGTGGCACGGTATTAAAACCAAACCGGGGATCGTTGTGTATCTCGCCGGTGAGGGCAACTACGGAATGCGCCAGCGTATTGCCAGTTGGTGTAAGCGCAACAACGTGGCTAGTCTGGACAACCTGTTGATTAGCAACAAGGCGTTGGACATGGACGCCCCTGGCGCAGCAGCGCAGGTTATCTCGGCAGTTAGGGCGTTGACGTCAGAACCAGTTGTACTGGTCAACATTGACACGCTCAATAACCATATGTCAGGGGACGAAAACAGCGCCAAAGACACGCGAGCGATGATCAATGCCTGTAACGTGGTCTCAATGGCCCTCAGCGCCACAACCATGTTGGTGCATCACCTTGGACACAACAGCGAGGCAAAACAGCGGGCGCGGGGTTCTAGCGCGTGGCGTGGGGCATTGGACGCAAGTATCTTGGTTCATGGCAAGAGTCATGAGGTTGTGGTGTCTTGCACCAAGCAAAAAGACGCGCCAGAGCCGAGTGACTTGTTTGGATGTCTTAGTCCAGTCGATCTGGGTTGGCAGGACGAAGACGGGTTGCCGCTGCTTGGCGCGGTGTTTGAGATGTTCCAAGAGGGCGATCTGCGTATGCCAACACCCAAAGCCACTAAGCTGGATGAGCACAAAACCAACTTAGAACGGGCATGGTTCGTTGGTGGGGCAGAGATTGTAGACGAGATGCCATACGTCAGCAGGGAGGCGTTTAAGACGTTCTTGCTTGAGCAAGGCATCAAATCCACCGCAGTTGATCAGCATCTCAAAGCATCGGCCAAGCCCGGGATGATCATCAGGGACCTAACCGATGCTGAAATAATAGGCAGACATGAGAAAGGTTGGGTGGTTAAAGAGATGGAATTGGGGTCTAAACTCATTCTAAAAGTTATGCCGTAACTACCGTAACCTACCGTAACTAGCCGTAACTGGTTACGGGGGGCAAAGGCGAGTTTACCGTAACGTAACGTAACTCCTCCTATAGGAGTTACGGTAGTTACGGTACGATGCGGGCGAAAAGGTACGTTAAGGTTTCACCTTGAGGGGAAAATCGGGAAATGGCGAAAAGTGAAAAATTGATTCAAGAAAAGAAGAAGAACGGAGGTGCGAGAGAGAACGCAGGTCGGTTGCCGTTTGAACCGACTGAGAAAGATCGCGAGATGGTTGAGAAGCTGGCGAACTGGGGAGTGGCCGAGCATCACATCGCGCCGCTCATTGGCGATGGCATTAGCGTAATGACGCTGCGTAAGTACTGCATGACGGAACTGGAGCGCGGCAGGGCAAAGGCAAGCGCTGGCATCGGGCAGACGCTGTTCCAGAAGGCTATGGCCGGCGACGTAGCCAGCCTGATCTGGTGGACGAAGACGCAGATGCGCTGGACCGAAGCACCGCGCCAGATCGAACTGAGCGGGAACATCAGCATCACCGACGCGCTCGCCCAGGCGCAAGCTCGGTTGATCGAGGCTGAGATCATTGAGATGGATGCGCCGTTACTAACCGTAACTGAGCCGGTTACGGTTGAGGTTACGCCCGTTACGGTTGACCACATAGGGGGTAACATCGGGGGTAACATCAGCGACCGCGGTGAGGAAAACACAATGAAATCAACGGGTTAGCGCAATGATTTGATTCCTCCTACGGCTCCCACATCGGGGGCGGCAGGGCCAACCGAGGGTTTTCCCGTAGCGCCGAGGGGGCCGGGGAGGGCCGGCGGGCGACCGGTCACGGTAACGGTGGCCCCGCAAGAATTTTTTTTTTATTTTTCCAAATGCAAAAAACTCGTTATAGCGCCGAAGACGAACAGATCCTGATGACCAAGTTATGGTCGCCAACGATTGCGGACAACCCGGAGGCGTTCGTGTTGTTTGCGTTTCCGTGGGGTCAGCCGAATACGCCGTTGGCTAAGTTCAGCGGTCCGAGGAAGTGGCAGCGCGAGATCCTGCGCGACATTGCCAAGCACATTAAGGACAATCAGGGGCAGGTGGATATGCAGACCCTGCGCGAGGCGGTCTCGAGCGGGCGAGGGATTGGCAAGTCTGCGCTGGTGAGTTGGCTGATATTGTGGATGCTGACTACCCGGATTGGTTCTACGGTGATCGTGAGCGCCAACAGCGAGAGCCAGTTAAGGTCGGTGACCTGGGGCGAGTTGACCAAGTGGCAAGCGATGATCATCAACAGCTACTGGTGGGAGATTAGTGCCACCAAGATCGTACCGGCGGCGTGGTTAACGGAACTGGTTGAGCGCGATCTGAAGAAGGGGACGCGCTACTGGGCAGCAGAGGGCAAGTTGTGGAGTGAAGAGAACCCAGACGCTTATGCCGGGGTACACAACCACGACGGGATGATGTTGATCTTTGACGAGGCAAGCGGTATACCGGACCCCATCTGGGCGGTGGGCGCGGGGTTTTTCACGGAAAATATCCTAGACAGGTATTGGTTTGCGTTTAGTAACCCCCGGCGTAACAGCGGGTATTTCTTTGAGACATTTCATGGCAAACGGGATTTTTGGAAGGGCCGGCAGATTGATGCCAGGGAGGTTGAGGGGACGGACAAAAATACCTATGAGCAGATCATCGCCGAATATGGTGAAGATTCACCTCAAGCGCGGGTGGAGGTATACGGGGAGTTTCCAGCTAGTGGGGACGACCAGTTCATTGGACCGAGGGTGGTGGATGATGCGATGGAGCGGGAGAAATACAAGGATCAGACCGCGCCGATTGTTATTGGCGTTGATCCGGCGCGAGGAGGATTGGATTCAACGGTGATTGTGGTTAGGCAGGGCCGTGACATTGTTGCGATTAAGCGGTTTAGGGGCGACGATACGATGACCACCGTTGGCAATGTCATTGATGCGATTGAGGAGTACAAGCCCACTTTGACGGTCATTGACGAGGGCGGTCTAGGGTATGGAATACTTGACCGATTGGTCGAACAAAGGTATAAGGTGCGAGGGGTCAATTTTGGCTGGAAGGCCAAAAACCCGGTGATGTGGGGTAATAAGCGGGCAGAGATGTGGGGTGCTATGCGGGACTGGTTGCGGTCCGCGAGCATTCCGAAGGATCGGCAGCTAAAGGCCGATCTGGTTGGGCCAATGAAAAAGCCCAACAGCGCGGGTACGATCTTCCTTGAGGGTAAGAAGGAAATGAAGTCTCGGGGGTTAGCGAGTCCTGATGCGGCTGATGCACTAGCCGTAACCTTCGCTTACCCTGTGGCGCATCGAGAGTACAAAGAGCCACCTCGGACCTTAAAGTCTAGTGGGTCTACAATGTCTGGATCTTGGATGGGTGCATAAGTCATGCTTAAAAAGTCTGCCTCCCCTAAAGCGTTCAAAGAGAACATCAAGACTGAAGTAAAGGCCGGTAAGCCGGTCAAGCAAGCAGTCGCAATTGCATACGCAACCAAACGAGCGGCGGCAAAGAAATGAGCAAACCAGGGCTTTACGCTAATATTCACGCCAAGCAGGAACGCATCAAAGCTGGTTCTGGCGAGAAGATGAACAAGGTGGGCAGCAAGAATGCGCCAACCGCTAAAGACTTCAAAGAGTCTGCGAAGACTGCCAAGAAGAAATGAAGAAAGGCGTGTCGCTATCGGTTGGGCGTGGCGAGAAGTTGCCGGCCAGTAAAGGCGCGGGCCTGACCGAGAAGGGGCGTGAGAAGTACAATCGGGAAACTGGTAGTAATTTGAAAGCGCCAGCGCCTAATCCCAAGACCGAAGCCGATAAAGGCAGGAAGTCTAGCTTTTGCGCTAGAATGGAAGGCGTTGTGGCCCACGCCAAAGGCGATGCGGAACGGGCTAAGGCGTCACTTAAACGCTGGAAGTGTTAATGGCTGATTCGCATCCCTTGGTCTTAATTGGTTTAAGCAGAGATGTCTGATTACACCGGGATTAACGCTGTTGGCAACGTCGCGTTGGGTGGTAAACCACTCAAGAGCGACTCGGATGTGCTGTCAACAGCGCGAGATCGCCTGTCGATGGCAATCTCGGCATACTCTGAGAGTCGAGAGGACGAGCTAGACGACCTGCGTTTCTACGCTGGCTCGCCCGATAACCAATGGCAATGGCCCGCCGATGTGCTGGCAACCCGTGGTGCGGTGCAGGGCCAGACGATCAATGCGCGGCCATGCTTGACGATTAACAAGCTGCCGCAGCACGTTCACCAGATTACCAACGACCAGCGTCAGAACCGGCCTAGCGTCAAGGTCATCCCGGTTGATGACAACGCTGACGTTGAGGTTGCCGAGATTTTCAACGGCATGATTCGGCATATTGAGTACATCTCCGACGCCGATGTGGCCTACGACACGGCTTGCGAGAACCAAGTCGCATACGGCGAAGGGTACATTCGGGTTTTGACCGAGTATTGCGACGACGATACGTTCGATCAGGACATCAAGATCGCCCGCGTTAGGAATAGCTTTTCGGTCTACATGGACCCGTTGATTCAAGACCCGTGCGGCAGCGATGCTGAGTGGTGTTTTATCACCGAGGACTTGTCTAAAGCCGAATACGCACGGTTGTTTCCTAACGCATCGCCCTTGTCCACCCTTGAGACGCTGGGCGTAGGGGATCAGAACCTAAGTCAGTGGTTAAATACCGATACTATTAGGATCGCTGAGTATTTTTACTGCGAATATGACACGCAGACGTTGAATTTGTACCCTGGCAACGTGACTGCGTTCCAAGGGACGCCGGAAGACAAAGAGTTGCGGGCGGTTTACGGCAAGCCGAAGAAGTCACGCCAAGCGGATCGCAAGAAAATCTGTTGGACAAAGATTAACGGCTACGAAATCCTTGAAAAACAGGAATGGGCCGGTAGTTGCATCCCTGTTGTGCGGGTGATTGGCAACGAGTACGAGGTTGAGGGCCGCATTTACATCAGTGGTCTGGTGCGTAACGCCAAAGATGCCCAACGGATGTACAACTATTGGACTAGCCAAGAGGCAGAGATGCTGGCGCTGGCTCCAAAGGCCCCGTTTATTGGTTATGGCGGTCAGTTTGAGGGGTACGAGACCCAGTGGAAGACCGCAAACACGAATAACTGGCCTTATTTGGAGGTCAACCCGGACGTAACGGACGGTCAAGGCGCAATATTGCCGCTGCCCCAACGGGCGCAGCCGCCAATGGCGTCATCTGGCTTGTTGCAAGCTAAAGTTGGTGCTTCCGAGGACATCAAGTCTTCAACTGGGCAGTACAACGCCTCGTTGGGCATGACTTCTAACGAGCGTTCCGGCAGGGCTATCTTGGCTCGCCAGCGTGAGGGTGACGTTGGTACTTATCACTACCAAGACAACCTAGCGCGGGCTGTACGGTACGTTGGTAGGCAACTGGTTGACCTGATCCCCAAGATTTACGACACGCAGCGCATCGCCCGCATTATCGGGATTGATGGCGAAACGAAGATGGTCAAGATTGACCCGATGCAAGCCGAGCCAGTGCGTAAGATTCAGAATCAAGAGGGTATTGTGATCGACAAGATCTACAACCCGTCTGTTGGTAAGTACGACGTAGTGGTTGCGACTGGTCCGGGCTACGCCACCAAGCGCCAAGAGGCGTTAGAGGCGATGGCGCAACTGTTGCAGGGTAATCCACAACTGTGGACGGTTGCTGGCGACTTGTTTGTCAAGAACATGGATTGGCCTGGGGCGCAGGAAATGGCAAAACGGTTTGCCAAGACAATTGACCCCAAGCTCATGGGTGATGCCGAGGATAATCCGGCTCTACAAGCTGCCAACCAGCAGATGCAAGCGATGGCGGCAGAGTTGGATCAGTTGCACCAGATGTTGCAGAATGTCGGCAAGTCGATGGAAGCGCAGGACATGGAGCGCAAAGACTTTGAG